CCAACTACTGGTTCAAAAGTAGTAGGATCTAGAACAACGCCAGAACTCATTAGAGGAATATATGGGCAGTAGAACGCGGCTGCATCAGCCTCGCTTGAACCCTTATAACCAACTAGCACAGGTGTGCTGTCGCTAGCATAGCTATCGACGTAAACACGCATTGCGCCGTTTAGTGTACCAACAAACTTGGTGTTGGTAGGTGCTTCAAATGTACCTTCAGTTGTACGAGCAAATGCTGAAGTTGTTGCGCTCTGTAGTACGGTCAGAGCTGCTGGGCTAACAACTGCCCAGTTACCAGCGCCACGACGTGTACGCTGAGCGATTAGGTTAGCTGCGCGGTTGATAACAACTGCTAGAGCAGCGTGTTCATCACCAACGAATGTAGCTGTACCTGAAACAGCAGCTTGGTCATAGCTGTATGTGCTACCAGCTAGAGCACGTAGAGAACCAAGAACTTCCTGGTCGATCTCAACTGTGATCTCTTGTGCTAGAGCAGCCATAATTTCTGCTTCTACATCGATGCCGTGCATTGACTGTGCGTCTTGAGCGGCTTCAAATGTCCAACGTGCGCTTAATTTACGGGTCTTAGCTTCAACGACCTGTTTTAAGATTTGCACGTTGATCTTACGGCCTGGTTGTCCTTCTAGTGCGCTGGTTGTATCAGCACGACCAGTTGAACTGTTACCAGAGTAAGCAGTTGCAATCTTGAATGGGCTTAGTGCCTCGTCGCCAGCGTTAACTGCGGTGCTGTCGAATGCGTTGGTACCAATGCTTTCTGCATAACGAACACGTAGAGTGTGGATCTGTGCAACAGGTCCTGTCATTGGCTGAACACCAACGATTTCGTTTGCAATAACTGTAGGCATAACACGACGGATAACTGGTAGGATAACACGGTTAAGTGTTGCTACGTTACCTGCAGATGTTGCGCCAGCAGTTGCATTTTCAGCTAGGTGCTTGCGAGTGTTTTCTAAAATTACACCCATAGTGGTTCTACGAGTGCCTTGTAAGCCTTCTAACAGGGCTTCTTTTGTTTCGCCCCAACGGCTTTCTAATAGTGCTTGTGTCATAATTTCCTTTTCTCCTGTTTAGGGTTATTTAAGCCCTGCTAAACGCTTGAGCTCATAAACGTTACTGTCTACTGCCTCAGCGTTGACTTTAGCAGATTTATCACCAGTTACTTCTACACGACTTTCAGCTAGTACTACAGGCTTTTCTGCCTTGGTATTTGCTGTGTTGTTTAGAACTGCTGGTAGATACTTGTCGTACGCAGCACGAAGTTTTTCGGTCTGCACACTCTCCAGAAGCTGACTCATTACTGCCTGCTTCTCTTTGTTCAATGGCTTCAGCAACTCCGACATCGTTTGCTGACGCTGTTGACTCTCTTTGATAATGGAAATTTCACGCTCGCGGCTTTCTACAAGCATAGCCTGTTTTGCTGCCACTTGACGTGCTTCCTCTACCTTTTGTTTTTGTTCTTCCAGTTCTGCTTTTAGCTTGCCAATCTGGTCATTCTCATTGAGGTGAGTAATTGCAAATTCACTAGCAAATGCTTCGAAAAGACGACGACCAAAATTGTTCTCACGAGCAACTTGAATGTCTTCTTTAAGCTGGGACATTTCTTCTTTAAGCTTACGGCTGATGGACTCTCTAACAAGATCAGCACTCTGTTTAACAAACTTAGCCTGTAGATCAGCTAATTTTTCTTTAGCTTCTGCAATTAGGCGAACTTTTGTTTCAACTACTTCTTGCTTGTCCTTGGCAAATTCCTGAATCTCTTCAGCCAGTTGTTTAACTGTGAATTCTTCTAGACGTGCAATAGCATTCTGATATTGTTTACGATCTTGACGCAGTTCCTTGATTTCTTCACTTAGTTTAGAAACTAGGAATTGATCGAACTTAGCTACGTTCTCTTGCATCGCTTTGTTGAAGCGCACACGATCTGCTGCTAGACGTTCTTTATCTTCTGCGAACTCACGAATCTCTTGACTAAGAGTTTCGCTGATCATACGGTCCATTGCTTCAACCATTACACTTTTATCGTGTTCGTATCGACCAGCAAACTCGTGACGCATTTCCGCACGAATTTCCTCGCGAGCTTCATTTAACTTGGCTTCCCAGGCTTCGCTTATGGCTTGCTTGGTGTCTTCGTTAATGATCCCGCTGTCGATCAATGGCTTGAGTGTATCAAACATATGGATCCTTCTCCTTAAATTTTTAAGTCTTTGATGAGGCGAGTTACTTCCTCACGCAAATACTTCTGTACTTTTTGATTTGCCCCAGCATCTTTTGCTATCTCGAGAACCTTGTGACCGTGTTTCATATTCATCAGTCCTTCATAGACTGCTTTAGGATATGCATTGGGCGCACTAGGCTGGGCTACTATGTCTACAGTGACGATATCAAAGTCACTGACGTGTCCCGAACTTTCGTTAACGTTGCCGCTACCTCTGCTCGATACACCTAATTTTACTCCTGATTGCAGCATAGTTGTAACTAGTTGCCCCATAGGAGTTGGTAATATTTTCAGTTTACCATAACCATTAGGACCGTCCATCCACATATTTTGAATCATATGGCAAACACGATCTAGGTTAATCTTTAAATCTTCGGGATGATCTAGTTCGCCAAGAACGCTATAACCATCACGAATAACATTGTTAATATTGTCAACAGCTTTACTGATTTCAGGAACTGGGTATACTCGTTGGTTGGCGTTTTTCACACCACCTTGAATAAAAATACCCTGCATATAGAGACTTTTTTCTTTTCCGTCAGCATTGGACTCTGCAAGAACTTCCATCCTTGCAGAGTCAAATGTGAGATGTTCTCTTAGTATGCTCATTAATTACTTGCCTAGTATGCTGTCACCAGCTGCTGGCTTGTTTTCACCGTGTTGTGGTTTCATCTGGCTATCAGCCTTCTTCATACCACCAACCTTGTTAGTGAATTCACCCTTGGTTTTCATTTCTCCGCCCTTGGTTAACAAACCTTTAGGGTCAGCACTTGGGGTGCTATCACCACCTGGCTCGGTGTGTCCACCTAGCTTAGGAGCTTTACCGCCCATATCGTTCTTGCTGGCTACTGTACTTTTAGTATTAACTTTAGCTGATTTGCCTGCTCCTACTTCGTGGCCTTCATTACCAGCAGGGGTGCTTTCCCAGTCGCCGCCAACTTTTTCCATATATTCACGTAGCCATTCTGCTTCAGTTAGACGACGCTCGCCCTTGGATTCCATATATAGGCTTTCTTCTGGCATCTGTTCGCTGCCTTCATCACCCATCATATCTTGTGTATCATCGGCTGGCATTTCTTCATCGCTGTGACCCATACCCATTAACTGATCAAATTTATCAGCAATGGCTTCTAGTTCATCTTTAACGCCCATAATATCAGCTTTGGTGGCTGGCTCTTCGTCAGATTCCTCTGAATCCATATCCATATCCATATCCATTTCTGCGTCAGCTGGCTCTTCTTCATCGGAATCCATTGTTTCTGGATCTTCTTCAGCTTCGTGCATTTCATCTTCTTCGTCAGTGATTTCGTCTACCATTTCTTCAACGTCATCACCACCCATAGCTTCTTCCAGATCTTCTTCGTCGATTAGACTTTCGTAGATCTCTCTACTTTTTTCTACAACGATCTCGTGGAACAATGCACGGGCTTTATCTTCTTCCTCATTGATGATAAACTCAATGAGTTGTTCGTATTTGGTTTTCATTACCTAGGTCTCCTTGTTGGTAAAAAAGCAATAACAGTAGTGTATTTACTGAACTAAGGAAAAAAGTATAGGTTTAAGCCGGTTTTTGGCTGATTTTTACAATAAATTTTAAATTTTACTGTAAAATTTAAATGGAAAGTCCACCGCCTGCTGCTGCGGGTGGTTTATATTGGCTGGAAAGATTCTTTAATTTCTCTTCGTGTTCTAGTTTGCGTACATCGTTCATCATACGCAGACGGTTAAGCTTGTCTAGAGTTAATTTACTCTGACGTTTTCTATTATCCTCGATCCGGTGGCTGGTATTATCGTCTTTTTCTCTACGATAATTAGCAGGCTCGGGGTTATATAACTCTGTGATATACATAATATTATTTATATGGCGGGCGGAGGAGCCGCACCAGTTGCTGGTTCTGCAGGTGCTTCTGCACCAGGTTCAGCCCCTGCTTCGGCACTAGGTTCTGCTATTTCTGCCGATTCTAAATCGCCAGACAGACCGCCAGGACTTATTCCCACGCTTCGTAAGCCTGCTGCTTCTGCTGGTGCATTGTCTAAATCACCCTGTTCTTCCTGGTACATACGTTCGTTTTCTGCGATTTCTTCTTCAGTTAGCCCTAGGAATCTAGTCATTAAAAATCGTTTGCTTAGATAGGGGAAACTTTCTAGTTGTGTAAATGTATTGATACGAGCAGTATCTACTTCAGTTTGTCTGTAACTAGCAAAATTTTGTGGTTCATTAAATTCTAGTGTAAACAATGAACTGTCTATACTGATACCGCGCCAGCGTAAAAAGATTTTAAATTCTTGATCTAGATTTTTTATGATACTTCTCTGTAGGCGCTGGCAATACTGATTGAATCTGAGTTCCTGTATCAGTGCAGTACCCACACGGCCATCGCTGAAGGTGTTTTGCTGACTAGTGCCATCATCCAATCCCGTGGGTAAATAGCTAGCTGGAATACGTAGACCTCGGAAAAGCTTGTTGGTAAAATAATGTAAATCTGTAATCTCACCTAGATTACTTCCGCCGGGCAGCGTTTCTACAGTACTGCCACGTCCATCTGCTGTCTGTGGGAAGAAAAAATCTTCATTGGTACTGAGTGGATTATAAGTGGCATCCATCATATTCTGTCCACCACCTGTTTGTGTGGGAATACGACGTTGGTGTACTTCGTTTTTTACACGTTCCACAAAGGCCATAGCCATATGGCTGGGCATATTACCAACATCAATTTTAAATATTCTACGCTCCGGCGCACGTTGCACACGGTAGATGATAATAGCGTCTTCTAGTAATTCTTTTTGCTTAAAAACTTTAAAAACATTTTCCAACACACTTACACCAAAAGGCCAGGTTGCATCTAGTCCTTCAGTTAGACTAATATGTATTACGTGCTCGGCATTGATAGCTGCTTCGTTAGCAGCTCGACTGAATCTTGTACCCCCAGTGTGTGGTGCTTGAGTCTGTATGTAGCTACCTGAACTGCCACCTACCTGAGGATGGTTTACACTTATATCTGTGGCTGCGATAGTGGTTGCTGTTAGGTTTTCAAAATTAGGCGCAATATCTTTTATTACATACTGTTCGGGTTTTTTACCTTCACTCTCATTGACAATGACCTTGACAACTTTACTCATTTCAACCCAGAACAATTTAAATGTTTCTGGATCACGGATAAAAATCTGATCGCCGTACTTTAGTGTATTGCGAAAAATTTTGTAGGCACGTTCTTGAAGATCATTTAACTTAACCCATTTGTGAAGTTGATCTTTTACAATCTTGATTTCATTATCTGTGGGGTTATCCAGCCATTCGATTTTGAAGGGTGTGCGATTATCTTTACTAGCTTGTGTGCTGAACTCTGCAAGTATGTCCAGGGCCGCGTTAATTTCAGGATCCATATCCATATTTTCATACTGGTTATAGCGTTCCACACGATTGGGGTGTCCAATATAAACCTCAGGAAGTTGACTCTGATAGTTACGATAGGATACATTCTGGGTGACTCCCGCTATGGGGCTCACAGTGCCAGTAGAATTTACAGGTGAAGATCTAAAATATTTTTTCCAGGACATCGTTCAGTCTCTTTATAGTGTATTTAGTGGCAGTTAGCTTTGTACACTATAAATTCTTTCCTGGACGTCCACACTGTCGCGCAGATATCGCAGAATTTGTTCGTTTTGTTGAGTTTGCTTTTCTAATAGACTTGTCAGTGCGCTCATATCTAGATTAATTGGAATTTTTCCGCCGTTAGGTAGCGGTATCACGGCTTCTGGACCAGCCTCACCAGCAATGCTGGGTGAATTTACTACACCACCAGATGCTTTTTGTGGAAGGTCTGGAATTTCTAATTCTCGGAATCTACCCGCTGCGCCAGACCCACCGGAAAACCCACGAGTTGGCTCGCGGGGGCTAGCCCTACTGCTAGGCTCTGCCGCTTCCCGCAAGGACATACCTTTGAGTGTTT